TATTCTGGTTTCGACCCTGGTCATGCGATCGTTCATCGAGCTGCCGCCGTTTGGCTTAAGCTCTGCCAAATAATGCTTTACGAGCCATCTGGTCATCGCGATAAAGGCTCCGCCGATCGTAATCAAGGAAACCGTCAGAGCTGCGTAATCCTGGGCGGTCATTTCCCAATGGCCATCACTTGCATCGTGACGGTTCCGGATGCTGTAATGCCCCAGATTCCGTTTGCTTTATTTTCAATGGTGATCTTGTCGCCGTTATCCATGCGGTATCCGGTCGCTGTGGTCACATCGCTGTTACCGATAAAGCATTGGCCCGATGAGCTGTGAAGATAGACCGTCTCTGCTTCTTGGGTCGCATCAACGAGCAAGGTTGGCTCTGTGGTGACGGTGACTTGCCGGGTGCTGATTCCCATTGTTGCTCCTATTCAAGCATATTTACTAGCGATCTTGTTCTTCCATGTGCGAGTTGCGTGTATATCTGTGTTGTTGCAACGCTGGTGTGTCGCATCAATTCTTTCACAGCGATTAAATCTCCGCCTGATTTTTCTAGCATTGTGGTAGCAAAATAATGGCGGAGTGAGTGAAAGTGTTTCGCGTTTGGCCCGAGAATGCGTCGCATCTCTTTGGCTGCCCTTGATGAGAGTTTGTTTGGTGTTACTTGCCATAGGCGATCAAGGGTTTGGTGCGATCGGATCATCTCGGCTACTTTGGGTGCAATCGGAATGATCAGGTCGGTGTTGCCCTTGCCCAAAACTCGAAGCATCGCGCCTTCTTCGCTTTCGATTAGGTCGCTGCCCCTTATGTTGGCTACTTCCATCGCTCGCAGGCCTGCCATTCCGCCAAGAATGAACCAGTCTCTGTATAAGGGCTTGGTTTCTGCCAGGAGTTTTTCGTATTCGGCCTTTGTTACTGGCTTCGGTACGCCCCTGCCTGGCTTTACTTGTGGCAGTTCGGCTGCCGGGTTATTGCCGTTGACCAGGTTCATCTTGTTCAGGGCCTTGTAAATGGATCGCAATCGCGAAACATAATGAGCTCTGGTCGATTGCTTGGTTGCCTGCAAAATGACGCGCTCGCAGTCGGCGTATGTGGCCAGGGCCGGGTGTGCTTTGAGTCGGTGCATAATCTGTCGATCTTGCTTCCAAAGCATTTCGGAGAATCCGCTGGTTTTGTATCGGTTATGCAGCTGCTCTTCTATCTGTTCTATTGGTATGAGTTCCATGCCTTTAGATTAGATCAAGCCGACGCTTCTGCGATCGCGACACGCCTATTCGCCGGTGAGATTCGGTGTGAAGTGTTCCATCTCGGCTGGAGTCCAAGTTGCCTTGACCTCTTGCCAGTGAGTATCGCAATAGCCCATAGACATCATAGTATTGCTACACATCTTGCAAGAATAATTAGACATTAGGTTGTTCCGCTTCTGGGTTTAGATAGCGTTGATAGTCTGAGTTGGCTTCGTCTTTAGGAATAAATGCACCATCTGACCGCTTGATTGTTTCCACAATTCCGTTAGGTGTATCAATTTGAATTACTTCGTAAGTGTATTTCATAGTTCCGCACTCGCTTTCCATACTTCAGTAGAACCGCTTGCATACAAGAAAGACGCATTTCCAGCAACAAAGGCACCCGTAAAACCTGTGCCAACATAAAGAAAACCATTTTTCGTAATTGTTAAAGCAGAAATTGTGCCAATAGTTCCAGGATATGTTCCATCGGCTTTCAAAAAGGAAATAGTGCCAGCGGTGCTTCCACTTGATGGAATTACTACTGTAGGTGCAACACGCATTTCATTAAAGAAATTTTGGGGCGCTTTTGATTCAGTTGTTGATGGACACATACCAATGTTTAAAACGTCTTGGATAGTGCTTACTTGGTAGTAACGTTGACAAGCGACTAATTCTCCTTGGATTGTTGCTGCGTAAGTCTTGAACGGTGTTGCTACTGAACCGACCTCTAACTGTACGCCTGTAATTTCTACATAGTCATTAGCCCCAGCAGTACCTACAGAGTCCCACTCAAAATAAGTTGCTAGTTCTGTTAAGGACGATGAAAGAGTGGCAGTTGCAGTAAATCGCTGCCAAGTTGTTGTCAAAGTTACAGTTTGATTTATTGCCGTGATAATTCCTGTGTAAGTACCTGTAATAACATTTTGATCTGTGCCTGTTCCAGTTGCTAATTTTGCAACAATTTGGCTACTTGGCGCTGAAAAATTAGCACCTGCGCGAGCGTAAAAAGAAAAGGTTACAGTTTTACCCGCAAATGGAATCGAATTAACCGACTCAAAACTTTGTGAAAAGTAACTGAATCCAGCAGTTGCTGTGCCGCTGTTACGCTGGAATCTTGCACAGTATTGAATATTTGGCAGATTGGTAGTGTCGCCTGTTGCTTGGCGTGAAATTGTCGAAGTTGCACCAGCACGATAAGCAAGCCATCTATCAGCCGTATAGATTCCTGTGCTAGATGTGATCGAAGTACCACGCTGCCAAACTTGCATCGCTGAGTTTAGAACTGGATTTTGTTGAACTGGCTGCTGCCAGCGTAAGCCTGTGGAAGTGGAACTATCTGCTACAAGAGTATCTCCGTTGGATCCGGCTGCGAGATTATCGAAAGTCGCTGATCCTGTTCCAACGATCAGATCGCCCTTTGCTGTGATCTCTGTTGCCATTGCATTTGTCACCGTTGGCACTGGCCCTGTTTCGCTCGTAATGCTGATGCCTGTGCCGGCTGTGAGGCCGGTGATATCTCCGGTTGCTCCTACCCATCCCGATCCGTTATAGACTTCTAGCGTGTTTGTGTCCTGTAAATAAGAAACCATCCCCTCTGCAAGCACGCCCGATAGGGCTGTTGTTCTCGCAGCCGAATCTGCAAATACCATAACGGTTTGCTGCATCAGATATGTGTTGACTTGAGCTGCTGTCAGCACATCTCCTGTTGCGAATAGTTTGTATCCTGCTCCTGCCATGATTTCTCCTTGTTTAGTAGCTTAGAACGCCGGCGACGTCTAAGACTCCCTGGGTTGCGCTGTCTAGAATAAATGCTTGGATGATCGGTTCACTTGTGAGAACTTTAGTAGTAAATGTCGTCTTTGTTATGTCGTGTTGCAGGCCTTGTACGAATAATTCCCTGGTGATCGATGTGGATCCTGGCATCGTCTTTGTGATGTTGACAAGGTCGAAGATTTCAAGTTCTAGGCCTGCGATATTGCGTGCTTGCTCGTTCTCTTCTACAAGGTTGAGCGTCATTGAATCAATGCGAACCAGCGAGTCTTTTCTGGATTCTAAGATCATCGTTGCCTGGTCAAGTGATTCGGCATCTGTCTCAACCAGGATTCCTTCTCGCTTGCCTGAATGGAGGAAGTAGTTATCGATCGATGTCTGATCTGAAACGATTTGGCTGGTTCCGTTGAGCCGGGTCACGGAGACGTTATTTACGATCAGGGTGTCGTCAAAGGCTAGATCTATCTGCTGGTAGCCGATCTCGGTTCCATCATCGCTGAAATTAGTGGGTGTCGAGTCTGCATACTGGCTGACGGTGGTTCTTGAATAAAAGGTTGCGTTTCCTTCTGCGTCTACGAAGAATCCACCAAATTCGCTATTTTCAACAGTTTGGATCGCATCGAGTAAGTTTCTGGATGTTCCTGGGTCTGCTTGCAGGGTGCTATCGCCTGCGTTGATGTCTCGCTGCGATGCCGGCCAATCTACAAGGTCGAGCAGGTTTTCAATGCGTGCTCCGCTGAGCTGGCCTGCGCTTGTTCCTGGCACACTGGTGATCGTGATGTTGTTGAGAAGTCTGAAGCCGTCGACGCAGCTGAGAATCACTCGCGATGCTTCGTTTACGCCGATCGCGAAGGTGGTGTCATAGCTGGTGATAAATCCTGAATAAAGATAATAACGGATGCCTTCGTAGTCGGCGTAGATTCGGATCTTTCGAAGTGGGATGAGTTTGCCGTAATAAGGCCCCGATGGGTTGGCCGGGTTGAAGTCGCCTGTTTCATCGAGCAGCTCGACGGTGGCTGTTCCTGCTTCGAATTTGCTCAAGATTCGGTTTCGTCCTCTACGGATCGATGTTCGCAATACGATCGGTGAAACGTCGATCGAATCATCGGCGTCTGCAAGTTGCCCTGTTCCTAGAAGCCCTTTTATTGCATCATCCAGGGTGAAGGCTGTGGAAATAAATGCCGGGCCGTTTGTGAAGTCGATCGTGACGCCGAGCTGTGGAATGCCTGCCATTAGAGCGCCGTCGCATCTTTGAGAATTGTTTGGCCGCTATTTTGCCCTTGAAGCAAACCAGCGCGGATTGATGTAACCAGATCCTTCTCGGTGGTTACGTTGCCCTGAACGGTTACGTTTACGGTTGCCCCTGCTCCATATTGGGCTGCTGCTTGAGCTGCATATCGTGAGCCTGA